GAAACTGAATAAACAGATTATTTCACATGGGACAAAACGGAGGCGCAAGGCCAGGAGCTGGGAGACCACCAAAGGCCGACGAGATTAAGATAATAGAACAAATGGACGCAATTGCAGTTCCTGAAGAGGCGTGGAAAGCGCTTTGGAATAGATGCAAAGACGGAGACATTCAAGCAATTAAGACTTGGTTAAATTACCGCTTTGGAATGCCTAAGCAGACGGTTGACGTTACAACGCAAGGCGAAAAGGTAACGCCGCCAATTGAGTGGCTTAAATCCAAATAATGGAATCGATAAAGCTATTAGACAAATACCAGCCTTTATTTTATGAAGAGCCACAAAATCGGTATTTCCTAATTACTGGCGGACGCGGTTCGGGTAAGTCTTGGACGCTTTCGCTATTTCTTTTAAACCTTACTTACGAGGAAGGCCACGTTATCCTATTTACTCGTTGGACGCTAACAAGTGCGTTTATTTCAATTATTCCCGAATTCATCGATAAAATCGAGTTAATGAATAAAGCGGAGGATTTCGAGATTACCCAAAGCGAAATCATAAACAAGGCTACTGGCTCAAAGATTTTATTTCGTGGTATCAAGACCAGCCAAGGCACCGCAACGGCTAATCTAAAGTCAATTGCTGGCGTTACAACGTTTATTCTTGACGAATCCGAGGAATTAATGGACGAAGACGTTTTCGACCGAATCGACCTTTCTATTCGAGCCGTAAACAAGCCAAACCGCGTTATTTTGGTAATGAATCCTAGTTACAAGTCACATTGGATTTATAACCGATTTGTAAAGTATCCGCGAAACGATACCAATTACATTCATACGACCTATCTAGACAATCAAAACAATTTGTCGCCGTCTTTTATTGCCCAAGCTGAAAGGACTAGAACGGAAAACCTACACCGCTACAATCATTTATTTCTTGGTCATTGGCTCGAAGACGCTGAAGGGATGTTGTGGAATAGGCAAATTATAGAACGCCTTAGAATGGCTAATCCACCACAATTAGAACGCATCGTTGTATCAGTTGACCCAGCGGCCTCGGCTAACTTAGATTCCGACGAAACTGGTATTGTGGTAGCTGGCAAAGATTCAAAAGGCAACGGTTATGTCTTAGAAGACCTTAGCGGTAAATATTCCCCAAGCCAATGGGCAGCCGTAGCTGTTAAAGCGTTTGAACGATGGAACGCCGATTGCATAGTTGCGGAAAAAAATATGGGCGGAGATATGGTCGAAAGCGTTTTAAGGTCGCAAAATACGACCGCAAGAATAAAGCTAGTAAATGCAACTAAGGGAAAATACGTTAGAGCCGAGCCTATTTATTCGCTTTATGAGCAAAATAAAATTTATCACATCGGCCAATTTCCAATCTTAGAAAATCAAATGATTACTTTTGACCCTGACAAAGGCAAATCACCTGACCGAGTCGACGCGCTTGTTTGGGGATTTACTGAATTACTTTTAGGCTCAAAATTCACTTTCTCAATATGACAAAAGAAACAATCGCCTCTCTTATTTTAATGGTAATCACTTACCTTTTAATCGTCTTTGTAACGCTAGATTTTAATCCGTTAACGTGGCATTGGTTGGCTCGCGCTGCAATGGTCGTAATTTGGTTTTACGGACTTGCATTTTTAGAAAAAAATAAATAGGTATATTTGTTAAAACGAATATGCTATGCTATTAAAGGCTCTTCAGAATTACATCACCCCACAAGTCACGCCGACAAAGACTTATCCCGATGTAAATCTATTAAATCAAATCTTATACGGCCAATTCACCGCCTCCACGCTTGTTGTTTGGTATGACGCTAATCAGCAAACTTTTATCGACAAAGGTTACAAAGGCAACGCGCTGGTTTACTCAATCATTCGAAAGATAGCCGAGAAAGGCAAGCAATGCCCGACCTATGTTTACAAAGAAACAGAAGCGGCTAAGAAATACAGAGGCGGAAAATACAACTCCAAAGAGCTTAACAGATTGCAAAGCATAGCATTAAGAAAAAAAGAGCTGCAAGACGTTAACTATTCCGACCCAGTAAACCAGCTAATCAAAAACCCTAATCCAATGCAAACTTGGAGCGAGTTTTTAGATTCAATGCTAACGTGGTACAATACTAGCGGCGAGATATTTGTTTACGGATTTTCCCCAGCTGACGGACTAAACAAGGGCAAAATAAAGGAAATGTATGTTATGCCGTCCAATTATGTAGAAATCGTAGCTGGCAGCTTATTTGAGCCAGTACGCGGCTATAAATTGATTATTGGCGACCAAAACATTGAGATTCCAGCCGACCAAGTTTTGCATATCAAAAACACGAACCTTACTTGGGATTTGAACGGCGCACAACTTCGCGGAATGCCGCCGCTTTTGGCTGGTTTAAAGACATTACAAGCGAACAACGAAGCAACCGAGGCAAAGCAAAAGACTTTCCAAAACGGAGGCGCTAAAGGCATTATTTCGCCTAATATTACAAACCCTGAGTTTTGGCCGTCACCCGACCAACGCGCTAAGATGGACGAGCGTATTGACGAAAGAATTAACGGCAATAAAAACATTAACAAAATCGTTGCCTCGTCTATTCCTTTGCGTTACGATGCAATCGGATTGTCGCCTGTTGCGATGGATATTATTAACTCTCAAAATATGGACTTGCAAACGCTTTGCGGTCTTTGGGGAGTTAATCCAGTTTTGTTTAGCTCAAACGCTACTTACGCGAACTTGGAACACGCGCAAAAATCGCTTGTTACCGACGTAATTATGCCACAACTCCAAATGATTGAGGAGAAGTTTACAGAGTTTATTGGCAAGTCTTATGGAATGGACTACGTTGTTGATTTCGATATTTCCAGCTTTAGCGAGTTGCAACCCGATGTCCAAGTTATTTTGGACACATACGGAAAATCGCCTTACTTTACTGGAAACGAGGTTAGAAGTTTGCTTAACTGGCACGCAAGCGAAGACCCAGCAATGGACGTTCACTGGATACCTAGCAACGTGATTCCGAGCGAAGAGGCTTTGGGCAACGCATCTACTGACTTTGTAGATTTCCAAGCGTAAACGAATGAAAAAAATAAATTATTCCAAGGTTAGACGGTCGGCGCAAGAAGACCTAAAGAAATACGAGCGCTTTGGAATAAAAGTATTTAGAGAGGCTTTAAAGCTACAAGCTAGGCCTAATCCGTCGCCTTTGCCAATGCAAGAGGCTTATATTAAGTTTTACCAAAAGGTCTTTGTTGATTCCGCCAAAAAGGAATTTGACCGAATAAGACAAGACAACCAAGAAAAGGCATACGTTCCCGATGATTTCTTTTTAAATACTTGGCGCGAGTGGATTAAAGATTGGGTTTTGCAAAACCTTGGCACGCTAATAAGCGGAGTAAACGATACCACATTAAAACAAATTCAAGAAATTCTAGCCGATGGAATCGAGCAAGGCTTAAACCCATTCCAACTTGAGCGGCTTTTATTAAAACAAATTCCAAACGTTGCGCGAGCTAGGGCAATCGCTAGAACGGAATCTACACGCGCTTACAATGAGGGCAAAAAGAAATCCGCTGACGACTGGGCCAAACAGACTGGCACAAGCCTTTGGAAAATTTGGATTCACGGCGGAGCGAAAGAGCCAAGGTTTCAGCACATATTAGCACAAGACAAGCCAATAAGAGCCGACCAACCTTTTGTCTTTACGACTAAAGGCGTTGAGGTTTTTATGGACAAACCAGGCGACATAAAAGGCGGAGCAGCTCAGACTGTTAATTGCAGTTGTGTTGTGGTCTATATTTCGGAGTCTTATGCAAGAAGGAATTTCCCTGACACTTTTAATAATACTTTGCCAGTTATTTCAAGTCAAACAATTCAATCACAAGCTAATAATGATTTGTTTAATCAAAATCAAATATTATCAGATTCATTAATTGCAAGTGAACAATCTAAAACAATTAACGATAAGATTAAAACGATTTTGAAATATTCAAACGGAGTAAGTGAGAATATGAATAAAAACAATTCTTTACTGGCTATTAGGACTAGGGCAGATAAAAGTATTGAAGGTGCAAGAGCTTTTGCGAATAGAACTTTAGGAGAAGGAGAATTTTTAGCAACTTCAAGTTATAGAATTGGCGGAGCTATGGATGCTAGGGAAGCTGGCAATGCTATAATGAATGGAAAATATATGAATATTGTAATTAATAAAGATTCAGTTGTT